GCAAATGTAAATGGAGATCCAACAAATCTTTGTGTAAACAAAGCTGTGTCAGTCCAAACATACAATGCATCACGACCTCTGATAGCTCCTCTAATCTGTGATCCGTCAGCCAGTCTTTGTGTACCAGCTGTGTTAGTTGCTGTAGGTGTATAAGTATTAATATCTTCTTGGTCTGAAAATCTAATAAACATATCATCTTGTGTGGCTGGGTTTCCTATAGTTGTTTCTGTTCCATAAAATACTAAGTGACGATCCGGTGTTGATACAACCATGTGTCTTGATGCAGTTGGTGCCCCTGTTATAATTGTGCATCTTGTTTCTGTTGCGTTTGATAAACTGGAGTCCCACTCAAATACTTCAGCATCGTGAATTAAACAAATTGCTTTGTCACCAAAATTATCTATTGACCACATACCCGGTTCTAATACTAAGTCACCTGATGCTGCTTCACCCCAAGCAACAAAGTCCGTGGTATTAGTTACAGTTGCGCCATCACTATGTGCAGCTCTTGTTGTTCCTCTAACAGCTCTTGTAATACCTGTTAACGTAGTTCCACCTGTAACTCCCGTGTAAGATATTTCTTCTGTTCCTACTTTTATAAAATTAGTTCCTGTGCTTGGAAATTGTGTTGCATCAGCTAAAACAATAGAAGTTCCAGAACCACCTGTTCCTGCTGTATCATCTAATAGTGCTCCGTTCAAAGTTGTGGTTACAGCAGATGATGCTTCTCCACCCCAAGATCCAAGTCCCCATCCAAATCCTTTTTCTTGCACAGCAGATCCAACAGGAAAATAATGTCTAACTCTAATACCACCCGATGTGGTTGCACCAGATCCAGTTTCGTTTGATGGCATTGTAATAGTTATTGTTTCTGTTGTAGGGACAGAAGTTACCATGAATTTTTTATCATCAAAATCTGATGCACCAAAATTAGATCCCGTGATTGTAGTAAAATTATCTAGTAAAATAATATCTTGAGGATTTATACCATGACCAGATGAGAAAGTTATTGTAACAGTTGGTGATCCGTTAGTCGTGGTAAACGCACTAGTGAGAGTTGTTGTAGTTTTAATAGGATGTATGTCATAAAACACACCTCCAGAAAAAGCATATAAAATTCTGTTTGTACCAATAATTGCGTATCTTCTACCTAAACTATTAACAAAATGATGAAGCCCACGTCCAGCTCCAGTAAGTTCATTTTCATTAACATTACCTAATTGACTCCAACCACCTATTTTTTCTGGTGACCCATATCTAAATCTAACATTATCACAGTCCACCCATTGTCCCTCTGCCGTGGTTTCTGAGATTTGTTTATTTATACCTGGCTGAAAACCTATTTTTTGTAGCATAGTTCGAGCATTATATTACTATCTATACTAGATATCAATTCTTCTTATCTACGTATTTACTGTAATAATCTCTATGCATCTGGTCTATGAGAAGCTCTAGTTGTGCTATTTTTTGAGCATAATCTTGGTTAATTTTCATAAGAGAATTAACTTCTAATTTTATTTTAGCGTTTTCAATTTTGAACTCCTTATTTATAAGGGCTTCATTTTTGATAACCATCTCTAACTCTATTATTTTTTTTTCTAACTCTTTGCTTTCCATAAAGTAATATTGACTTATTATGCATTTTTTACTATATATCCATTGTGAAATCAAGAAAGATTATGAAAATAAATAAAGAAATATACGGAACTATGCAAATGCCTTTTACTTTTTTTAAAGGCACATTAGATTTAAATGCTAAATATTTTATTTCTAAAATTGATGATGGCATCATTAAAGAAAATAGTTACAAAACTAATGTTAGAAGCGATATGACTTCGTGGACTTATTTTTTAAACGATGTAGAATTTTTAAAATTATTAATGCCTATATTAGATAAAATAGATGAATTAAAGGTTAGCAGCACAGTTAGTTATTATTTAGCAAATGCTTGGGGTCTTAGACAAAGTTTTTCAGATCGTACAGTAACACACGCACATGAACCTTCTTTTTTATCAGGAGTTATTTATTTAAATAATAGTGATCAACATTTAATTTTTCCTGATATTAATGAAAAAATTATACCCAAAAAAGGATCTTTTGCTATTTTTTCTTCTTTCTTAAAACACAAAGCACCAAGAAATAAAACTTTTAAATCAAAGTACGGTATCTCTTTTAATTTACAACACAAGGTATTTAACGATTAATGTTATTAAAACATGACTATTGGTATTTTACCTCTGTAATATCCTCTGAACAATGTGATGCTATCGTTCTTAAGTGTTTAAAACAAAGAAGTAAAAAAGCCATTACAGGAACAGAAAGTGAAAAATTAAAATCTAAATCTAAACTTAATAAAAAAGATTTATTAGATTTAAAAAAAACAAGAAATTCTAATATTGTTTGGATAGATGATGTTGTAGTTAAAAATATGATTGAGCCTTATATTAATTCAGCGAACATAAATTCTGGTTGGAATTTTGAAGTTGATCAAGCAGAATCAATTCAATTTACACATTATGGAAAAAATCAACATTACGATTGGCATTTTGATTGTTGGGACACCACATATCCAAACGGTAGAATGAGAAAATTATCTGCAATAGTTTCACTATCGGATCCAAAAAGTTATAAAGGTGGTGATTTAGAATTTGAATTATTTAATCCTAACACAGGTAAAGTAAAAATTGTTAAATGTAATCAAATAAAACCAAAGGGATCTGTAGTAGTGTTTCCTAGTTTTTTAAGACATAGGGTTACCCCTGTAACTAAAGGTTTTAGAAATTCGCTGGTTATGTGGATAACAGGGTTTCCTTTTAAATAATTTATGAAAAATATAAAAGAATTTATAATGGTTAAAAACAACATACCCAAAGATGTTTGTAAAAATATTATAAAAAAATTAAATAATGAAAAATGGTATAAACACGCTTGGTATAATTATACAAATAATAAAACTAATAATTTAGGAAATAAAGAATTTGACACTAGTTGGAGTGATAAATCACAAAATATCTTACAACCTTATATTATAAAAACTATTCAAGACTATGAAAAATTTACTAATCAAAAAAATTTTTTATGTAGTAGATTTTCTAAAATTAGATTTAATAAATATACCAAAAATACAAATATACAAGAACACGTAGATCATATTCATTCGTTATTTGACGGTAATGAAAAAGGTATACCTGTGCTGTCTATAGTAGGTTTACTAAATGAAAATTTTAAAGGGGGAAATTTTTACATAAATAACGTTTTAATTAAAATTAAAACTGGTGATGTTCTTGTTTTCCCTAGTTGTTTTTTATATCCCCATCAAGTTAAAAATATAACGCAAGGGAAAAGATACTCTTTTGTAACATGGTGTTATTAAAATGATACAAATAATAGATAACTTTATATATAAATTTCAAATAGATAAAAATATTTGTGATAAACTAATACAGTATCACAAAGATAATGTTGAGTATAAATTTATTGGTAACACAGTAAAAGGTATAGATAAAAATATTAAAGATTCTACAGATGTTATATTTTTTAATGATAGTAAAAATCCCACAATACAAAAATATTTTTTAGAATTAAGTAAAGGGTGTAGTGAATATTTAAAAAAATATTCATTAACTGGCTCGCACAAAACTAATAGATACACTTTAATACAACACTATAAACCCGGTGGAGGTTATAAACAGTTTCATTATGAAAGAGGTGCTTATGGTACAACTGATGATTGTGTTGCCACCCGATCTTTAGTTTTTATGACATATTTAAATGACGTAAAAGTTGGTGGAGAAACAGAATTTAAGTATCAAAATTTAAAAATTAAACCTAAAAAAGGTTTAAGTTTAATTTGGCCAACAGATTTTACTCATGTCCATAAAGGTATAGTTGCACCTAAAGAAGACAAATGGATAGTAACAGGATGGTTTAAGTTTGTATTATGAGTTTTTCAAAAAATAAATTTGTTGTAATTAAGCAAGTAATTAGTCCAGAACTAACAGATTTTATTTATAAATATTTTTTAATGAAAAGAACAGCAGCGTATACACTACATAAAAATAATTATTTTACAGATAAACAACATTACATAATTACAGGCTCTTGGGGTGACTCTCAAGTGCCTGACGCTTACTCTCACTATTCTGATGTTGTTATGGAAACGTTATTATTAAAAGTTCATCCGATAATGGAAAAAATCACAAAGTTAAAATTATATCCCTCATATTCTTATGCTAGAATTTATAATAAAGGAAATGTATTAAAAAGACATAAAGATAGATTTAGTTGTGAAATATCCACAACTTTAAATTTAGGTGGGGATGGTTGGCCTATATATTTAGAGCCCTCTGGAAAACAAAACATGAAAGGTATCAAAATAGATTTAAAACCAGGAGATATGTTAATTTATAGAGGTTGTGAGTTAGAACATTGGAGAGATAAATTTAAAGGAGAAATTTGTTCACAAGTATTTTTACATTACAATAATAAAAAAACTAAAAATTCTAAAAAAAATTTATTTGATGGAAGACCTCATTTAGGTTTGCCAAAATAATTAACGAGTAAATTTTTCTACAAAATTATAAGAAGAACTATTTGAATCCCAAGCCCATCTACTTAATTCATTGTTTTCGTCAGGAATAGTGCTTTCTTTAATCCATCTAGTATTTGCTTCATCCCACTCTATTATTTGATATGCAGTAGATTCTTCTTCAGTCCAAGTTGGTTTTGTTATGGGAGCGACCCATTCTGCTGACGCTATGTCTTTTGTCCAAGAATCATAAGGTTGAGGAGCCCAAAAAATATTATTAGCTTCATCCCATTCAAATCCTTGACCAGCAAAATTACCTCTAAAATTTTTATTGTAAGATGTTTGAACCCATTTAACTCCACTTTCTGACAAAGGAACCACTGATTTAAAATGTTCTGCGGCTGTATTAGATTGGTCTCCACCATTATTATCAACATCTGTGTTACAACCAACTACAACTCTCAATACTTTATTATTATTATCTATTTCTGCAAAGTGTGCCATATTATGCTGCCGTTATAGTTCCTGAAACAGTAAATGTTGCTATTTTTTCTCCACCAGGTGCTGTTGAAGTTTGATTTGTCCCTGGAGTTACAGTTAAAGTTGTGGTGCTTGGTGCTCTAAATATTACAACACCAGATCCTCCAGACGCGCTTTGTGAATTAGGAAATCCCCCTCCTGTAGCACCCGCGCCACCGCCTTGGTTAGTTCCTCCGGCTTGTCCTGCAGCAGGACCAAAATTTCCGTTTCCGCCGCCTCCAGAGCCGCCTGGTCTGCTTCCTAAAGGATTTCCAACGTCACCTCCTCCGCCGCCTCCAGCTCGAGTTACGTCAGAGCCGCTGATAGTTGATGGAGATCCATTTCCTCCAGCACCCCCAGCTCCTGCAGAATTTCCGCCACTTTGACCCGCTTGAGCAGCACCGCCGCCTCCGCCGCCAATATTTGCTCCTTGCGGACCTAATGGAGGGTGGTGTGTTCCATTTCCTCCACCGTTTCCTTCAGGGGGTGAAAAACCTCCTCTGTTTCCGTTTCCGCCTCCAGTTGTTCCAGTTCCACCAGAATCTCCTCCACCACCTGATCCACCATCTTTATCTGGAACAGCAGGGGATGTTGTTGGTTGTGCACCTATACCTCCACCACTCGCTGATAAAGATTGGCCAGTGCCAAATTGAAAAGTTGAGTCTTGTCCTCTTGTTTGCGCTGCACCACCGGATCCAACTGTAACAGTGTACGGAGTATTACCAGCAAACTCTAATTGTGTTCCACCAGGAAAAGAAGTTCTAAAACCTCCTGCACCTGCTCCTCCTTGTCTAATTCCACCGCCGCCTCCTGCAACAATTAAAAAATCCATTGATACAGGAGGTGCTCCACCTCCAGAACCAAAACCTAATACTTGATATCCAAAACCTCTAGTTTTTGGTTTGTTAGACTTTTTATTTTTTTTTATTGTTACTGTTGGCTCGAGTTTAAACTCTTTCATATATTCCTCCTATTATGCGTCGTTAGCAGCATCAGTAGTGAAGAATATTTTAATACCTAATAGTTTAGCATCGGCAGTTAATGAATCTTCCGATACATCTCTTGTTATTTGGAAATAAACTTCCTCATCCGTACTAGGAGATCCCGCTATTGTAACC